GTGTTTCAAAAGGAACTGGAAGAAGTTACCAGAGAGAAACACTACTCAAACAAGAAACATTTGAAGTATGGGCACATGGCTGACAGTTTATCTGTCCAATCCACGAATGCGGATGGCAGAAAGAACGGTGTGGCAATAGTAGGGTGGAAAAATAATTACCATGCCCAAAATGCTAGACGATTAAATGACGGTACGAAGAAATACCGTGCTGATCATTTCGTTACCAATGTCCAAAACGATAGCGCCGTACAGAAAAAGGTGCTATTGGCAGAAAAAGAGGAATATGAAAAACTCATTCGCAAGAAAGGAGGAAAGTGATTAAGTGTTAGCAACCGTAAAACTAAAAGAGTTAATTGACGGCAAAGAATTTGGTGAAATAAGCGAAGTATATGCAAACAACTTGCCCAAAGAACTCGAAGAAAACACCGATAAGACAATCGTTTTGCTCACTGAAAGCAATCCATCCCTTGATTTGAGTGGGAATAATACCTTTTTCAGTAAAACAGATAGAGTAGAAGTCCAGATTTTCTACAAGGCTGATATTGATTTTGATATTGAAGCCTTTGAAATGGAACTATTGAAGTTCTTAAAATCTGAACACTACTCAATTACAGATATGAGAGAACATAGTATAGACCCCGATACATTGCAAATCACGGCGGTCTTTTTTGTTGCTTTCGATAAATTAATTTAACAAAGGAGATATTACTATATGGCAATTGTAGGTTTGAAAATGGTCCGCCTTGCTTTGGTTGACCCTAAAACCCAAAAACTCATTAAAGGCAATGATGGCCTTTCTACAGACGGCGTGATTGAAGTTGACTCTAAGATGCTTGGTACTCGTACCGCTAACATCTCTAACTTGGAAGGTCAAGCGACTAAAGTACCTGGGAATAACTCAGTGCAAGACGTTATGATTGCACCAGGTTCACCAACTGTAGCGTTCGACTTTAACAACCTTGATTTTGAAATCAAACAAAAAATGCTTGGTTTTAAACCAGACGGCAAGGGTGGTTATGTGATGGACGGTGAAAAACCACACACAGCGGTGTTGATTGAATCTGAAACACTTGACCGCAAACACTCAGTATTCTTTGGTTTCGCTAACGGTATCATGCAAGAATCAACTCAAAACGTTGCGACAGATACTGATACTGCCCAAACTCGCCAAGACGACAACATGACATTCAATGCCTTGTCAGCGGATGCGTTCGGTGGTGAACCTTACAAGAAATACTACACTGGTGCATCTAACTTCGATAAAGCTAACATGTTCAAAGAAGTATTCGGCGGATATGTGCTCACTGGTACACCAGTAGTCGGTGGATAATCTAAATAATTCGCAAGAGGTCGGGCTCATGGCCTGACCTCTATTTTTGTTAAAAGGAGTAAAGAGAAATGGAAATCAGAACTATTCAAATCCCAGAAATCAGCAAAAAAGCCTTCAAGGTGACTACAAGCAACCGTAACGTTTTACGCATGCACGAATATCAACTTGCCGTGTTGAAACTCAGCGACACTATGGAAGATAGCGACACGCAAGAGCAAGCACAAGCAAGCTACACCGTGCTAAAAGAAATGCTCAGCTTCATTCGTGCCATTCTAGACTTGGATGATGAAGCCTACGACAAATTGCTTGATTTGGATAATGTCCGCACACAAGAAATCTCTGAAAAATTGGTAGGTTATATGTACGGGTTGACGGACGAACAGCTTGAAAACGCCGCTGGTGACATTGACCCAAAAGAGTAAAATCTAAAGGCGAACAGATTTTTGATTTAGAAAATCGCATTGAAGATTTGAAAATCATTGCTAAAAAATCAATCCAAGGTTTTGGGTGGACACTAGATCAGTATTACGACACTGATTATTACGAGCTAATGAAAATCTTAAATGCCAAAGAGGAAGAAGATAGAATGGTTGACCCAACATCTTTACTCTAAATATTTAAGGAAAGGAGGAAAAAACATACATGGCAAAAGTACAAGCTACCATGTCCACGGAAATCGCCTTAGACACGCTGCAAGCTGCCAATTCGATTAAGCGATTAACTCAGTTAGTCAATAGCTCGACTAACGCATGGAAGGCTCAAGAAAGCCAAATGCGTAGTGCCGGTGACTATTTGGGAGCAGCACAAGCTAAGTACGATGGTTTGGGTAATGCTATCCAAAACCAACAACGTAAGATTGAGAAACTGAAACAAGAACAGTCTCAACTTAAAGGTAGTACCGCTGAAACCGCCGAACAGTACCTTAAATACCAACAACAGATTGACCAAGCCACTACACGCTTGGCATCGTTGGAAAATCAACAACGGCAAGCCAAAAATAGCCTAGATTATCATAGGTCTGGGCTTGCTGAATTGCAGCGGGAGTACAAAGCCCAAAATGAAGCCTCAGATACTTATATCAAGCGTCTGAAAGCAGAAGGCAAAGAAGATGAAGCAAGGCAAGAACAGCTTAAGCAATACAAGGGTTCTATTACTAACTTAAATAAGCAGTACGAGACCCAAAAAGAAATGCTTGAGCGTGTCGCTAAACAGTCCGGAAGGACAAGCGATGAATACCGCAAGCAAAAACAACGCTTGGATGAAACGGCGACAAGTCTAGCACACACTAGAAACGCTGCTGACAAGTTGAATGACGAAATCGAGCAAAGTCAACGTTCTAGCACGTTCATTGGTCGCTTGAAGGATAGCTTTAAACGTTTAGGAAGTGAAGTCAGTGAGACTGAAACGAAAACCTCACGTTTGAAAGGTATCTTCGGGGCTACGTTTGCAGCTAACTTAATCAGCAACGGTTTCCAAAACGCATTGGGAGCTATCAAGGGTAAGTTTGACGAAATCGCCCAATCGAGTGCTGAATACGTTAAGTACCAACAAACCATGAATGCCACTTGGTTAACCTTAACGGGTAACGCCGAAGAAGGCAAGAAGATGGTTGACATGACCAACCAAATGGCACAGGCAGCGGCTAACTCAACCGAAATGGTTGACGGCATGAACCAAAAATTCTATGCCGTTACTCACAACACCGAGTTAACCAAGCAACAAACGCAAGCCATTCTTACCTTGCAAGATGCGTTTGGTCAGACCGATGCAGCCGTTGAGAATTTCGCTACTCAGTGGGCTCAAATGATTGCCAATGGTAAAGTCCAAGGGCAAGATATGATGTCAATTATCAATGTCTTTCCGGAAATGAAAAACCAGTTGAAAGAAGTTGCAGCACAAGAATTGGGCATAGCAGACATGACCCAAGAGAAATATGCTGAGCTTCAAAAAGACGGTAAGATTACCTCTGAAATGGCACAGAAGGCCTTGTTCGAGTTGCAAGACAAGTACAAGGATGCGACAGCTAACTTCTCAACCACTATCGGTGGTCTTGAAAGAACTATTCAGTCTCGTATGCCAGCGGTAGTTGCTGCTTTCCGTGACCCAATCGATAAAATGAAAAACCCATTCTTACAACAGATTGGGGATTGGGTTGCTGACCCTAACACCGAAACTAAGTTTAAAAACTTAGGGGAACACGTCTCTAAGGGATTAGGCACTATCATGGATGCCTTTTCTAAGGTCTTTAATCTCGGTGATGGCAAAGATAAAATGAATAGCTTTATGGACGGCTTAAACAACGTTGTCGATAAAGTCAGCCAAAGCATTGCTAATAATGCCCCTAAGATTGTCACATTCTTCAAGGAAGTTAAAGACAGTCTAGGTGCAGTATTTAGCATTGGTAAAGACTTTGCTGGCGGTGTATGGGAAGCCGCAGTGGGCATGATTAAAAGTGTCGCTGGTGCATTTAACCTCATGACTGGTAACGGTAAGAAGGCTAAATCACCAGTTACATCACTATCCAAGGCGTTGGGTGGCATTGCTGAACATAAAACGGCTATTAAAACAGTCGGTTCTTTGTTCGCTGCTTATTTTGTAGGCTCTAAAGTTGCTATGGGTATCACGGCAGTCGTCAAAGGTATCCACGCATGGAGAACTGCGACAGTCGGGATGACTGCGGCACAAAAAGTATTGAACCTAGCTTTGGCATCCAACCCTATCGGTTTGATTGTGACTGCCGTAACACTAGCAATCACTTCCTTAGTGCTGCTCTACAAACACAATAAGAAATTCAAAGAGTTTGTAGACAATATGTTTAAGGCTGCCAAGAAAGCCTTTGATAAAATCTTCAAAGTTACCAAAGAAATCTTTGGTAAAATTATTGATTTCTTCAAAAAGGACTGGAAACAAGTCCTTTTATTTATTGCCAATCCTATCGCTGGAGCTTTTGCTCTGATCTATAAGCACAATAAGAAATTTAAGAAATTCGTTGATGGTATTGTTAAAAATATCAAAGACGGTTTTTCTAACGCTGGTAAGTGGCTTGGTAAGACATGGGATAACATGAAGAAGACTTGGACTGGTGCGATGGATTCAATGACCAAAAGCACAAAGAGAGGCTTCGAAAAGACCAAGAATTACTTCACTGGTGGTGAAAAAGGCATTAAAGCCTTTACTAACACCGCTAAGAAGTTGCTTGTGCTATCGAATCCAGTAGTTGCTGGGTTTGAGTTGATGTACAAGCACAACAAACCATTCAAAAAATTTGTCGATAGCACCGTGGACCATGTCAAAGATATGGCTAAAGGCGTTGCAAAACACATGAGCTCCCTTAAGAAAGATTGGGGCGAAAAGTGGGAGAATGTCAAGAAGTTCGCATCTAAAACGTGGGAAGGTATCAAGGGCAATGCTACTGAAGCAATGACTGCTCTTGGTAAGGATATTGACAAGCACCATAAGGGCATCAATAAGAATTGGTTTGACGGTTGGGAAAACTCTAAGAAATTCCTATCTAAAAAATGGGATGAAATCGGAGCGTTAACGCAAGAGAAGTTCGGTGTTAATATTACCAAACTAATCACGGACGCCTTAACCAACATTGGTAAATTCTTCAAAGATACTTGGGACAATGTCAAAAAAGGCTTTGGCGAGATGTGGGACGGCATGAAGAAACTTGCTGGTGATGGTATCAATGCCGTCATTGCACTTCCTAATGCTGGTATTGATGGAATCAACAAACTGATTTCTGATTTCGGCGGTAGCAAAGAAGCTATCTCTAAAATTCCGAAAGTTAAGTTTGCCGGTGGTACTGGTATGTTTAGTTCATACC